CGGGCCGCCGCCGCTCCATTTTCGCGCATATGAAACTTTCGTTTTGAATGTTCACAATTGGGTTTATTGTCTGTCAAATAGTGTACAATGTAAACATGGCTATGAAAACTTACAGCAAAGCAGCAGCAGCAAAGGAGACAGGGGTCACGCGCCAGACGATGCACCGCTGGGTGAGCGAGGGGGTGATCCACGCCAGTCCTGACGGGCGTATCCCTGAGTCCGAATTGGCGCGAGTTTCCCGCGTGCCCCTCCCAGAGGGCTTTTTGCGCCGACGCAACACCGTTACGTTTACCGATAGCAGGGGGACACAGTGTCAGATCTCAATCCATCGCGGGCAAATCATGCTAACACCGATAAACGAGGACCGAGTGGAACTCAACCGCGAGCAAGCCGCGCGCCTCAGTCGCATACTCAGTGCCTATGCCGCCACCGGTAAATTCCCTCCTAACGACGAGTGAGCTTTGTGAGCTTTTCGATGTCGATCGCCGCCAGGTCACCACATGGAAAAAGGCTGGATGCCCCGTCGCTGCACAACGTAAAGGACGCGGGCGACCTGCGGATCTGTTCGACTCCGACGACGTCTCAGTGTGGCTCGCAGAGAATCGTCGTGGGGGCATCAAGCGGGGTGCCCGTGCCGTGCATGCACGGTCGGCAGATGATGATGATGACGATGAAGGCGGCGACGACGAACCGAAGGTCGATCTCAGCGCCCTCAGTGCTGACGAGATCACCGCAATGCGCGATCGTCTCAGTATCGAAGAGCAGTCCCTGTCAATACTACTGCAAGACGCCAAGAAGAAACGCGATCCCGCCTCTTACCTGGCCTGGCACAAGGCGTGGCTGGACGTCTGCACCATCCGCGCCAGGGTCGCCAAGGAATTGCCAGGCATCATGCGCGCCCGTGGGCGCTACGTTGATGTTGATGAGGTCGGTCGCACGATCGCAGAGGCAGTCACCGTCTTCGCTTCGTCGCTCGATCGCGTTGGTACGTCCGTTGCGGAGCAATGCACCGGGCGAACTGCCCCCGAGATCGCGGATATTATCGACAGCGAACTCGACAAGCACCGAACCCTGCTGGTGGAGGCACTAGAGCACCTATGAGGCCACTGGAGTTAACTCGGTATGTGATGCAACGGCTGATTAGCGTCCTTATTTGTGTCGCCATGCTTTACCATCTTGTAGCGTGGATGGGGTTTATGTGGCGCAATCCCAAAGCAAACCAGATGTCGTGCTATAAGCACCCGTTGGCGATATGGCGATGGGAGAAGCTGCCACAATATTGCGAGGAGATAACGAAATAAGCGCTCCCATAGAACTCGCCTCGCGCCTCTTTGCCGGTGCCATTTCGCTGATCCGCCCCCGCCCCAAGGGCGAGATCTACGAGTGGGCAGAGGCGAACCTGGTGCTCACCACCAAGGTCACCAACTATCCTGGCCCGGTGCGCTTCGAGCGGACCCCGTACCAGATCGGACCCGGCAGCCCGCTCTGGGCCTATCGCCGCTATTCGGAGCTTATGGTCGTCTGGCCCACGCAGGTGGGCAAAACCCTGACCCTGCAAATAATCCTTGCCTGGACCGTCGATTGCGCCCCCGGTCCAGGCATGATCGTGTACCCCGACCAGACGGTGTGCAAACGACGTTCGAAAAAGCACATTCGCCCCCTGATCGAAGACTGCCTCGCCAAGCACTGCACCGGCAACCCGACCGACCTCGCGATCTACGAGTACATGCTCAAGCCCTGCTCGCTGTTTTTAGCATGGTCCGGCAGCCCGAGTGTACTCGCCGCTGAAGCCATCAAATACCTGTGGATGGACGAGATCGCCAAGCACGGTGGCACCGAGACCGGCGATGCCGACTCAGTCTCCCTGGCAATGCGCCGCATCAGCACCTTTGGCGAGTTCGCCCGTGTCTACGCCTGCACCACGCCCCTGGAACCCGAAAAGCCCGGTTGGGCCGAGTACTCGGTCAGCAGCAAGCACCGCTACCACGTCCGCTGCCACGACTGCGGCACCCCACAGGTGATGTACTGGGGCGATCTCGATTGGAAGATGCACCACCCCAAGGTCGGCGACACTCCTGGCAGAAAGCGTCCCGAGCGGGGCGGCATCAAGTGGCGGGCGCATGCCGGCAAGACCATCGAAGAGACTGCCGCCACTGCCTACTACGAATGCGAACACTGCGGTGCCCATTGGAACGACAACCAGGTGAACGATGCCGTCGCCGCTGCCAGTACCGAGGCGATTGATGCAGAGCGCGCCGGCACCCCCCAGGAGACCGGCTGGATAGCCACCCACCCCGAGCGCTCCCGCTACGGATCACATATCGTGTCCTGGGTCGCCCCCTGGAACCCCATGCGCAAGGTCGTCAACCGCTGGCTCGAATCATACGGACAGACCAAGAAACGCCAGGACTTCTGCAACTCCGACCTGGGCGTGCCCTACATCGAAGAGATCCCCGGTCTCGAAGACGACGTCATCCGCGCCCATATCCTCCCCGAGCACACTGCCGGCGTCGTCCCCGATGGTGCCGTCTGCCTTATACTCACCACCGATGTCATGGGCGATCACTACCGCTACCGGGTCCGCGCCTGGGCGCCAGACCTCACGTCCTGGGGCATCGAAGAGGGGCAGCTACTGCCCGAGTTCTCGGTCCTCGATGCCATGATGCGCAAGACCTGGCCAGACGTCCACGGGCGCGAGTGGACCATCGGTCGTGCCGTCATCGATGCCGGCTACGACACGAAGTCCGTCTACACATGGTGCGCCCGCTATCCAGGACGCGCCTACCCCCTAGTCGGTCGCCAGAACATTCGCGAGATCGTCACCTTCTCCAAGCAGGCAGTCGCCGCCGACACTTCCAAAGGGCTGCCATACGCCACCGAGGTGCAGCTTATCGTCTACCATCAGGATCGCTGGCGCGATGACATGCTCATGCGTCTCCAGGTCACTGCCGACTCGCCCGGTGCCTGGCACCTCGAGCCAGGCATCTCAGATGCATTCTGCCACCAGATGACCGGCGACGTCCGGCGGCGCGTAAAGCGCGGCAACGGGCACTTCCTCCAAGAGTGGATCACCGTACATGCGAACCATGCCTGGGACTGCGAAGTGTACCAGCTTGTGGGCGCTCATGTCTTCAAGATCTCGACACTCCGCCCGGCAACTCCACCGACCCAACCCACAGAAGACCAGCAGTACAACCCCCTGACCGGCCAGCGGCTGGTGTAAAAAAAAATCCAGGAAGCACAATGAGCAAACCACCCCCCTACCCTCCCGTCTCTCCCTGCCCGCACTGCGAGCACCCCCGCATCGTCCGCATTCGGCGCCGCGAACCCACCTCCACGGTTCGCGACCTGCACTGCCACCGCTGCGGACGCTACGATCGCACCCGCGTAGACATTCGCCCAGACCCCCTAGAGCGCTTTCGCCTGCCGGACAACGCCCTCAGCGGACTCACCTGCCCATGCTGCCAGTCGTTTCATACCAGCACCTACAACACCAACCAAACCCCCACCACCGTCGAGCGCTGGCACAAGTGCAGGAACTGCCACTACCAGTTCCGCACCTTTGAGACCAAGCCCCAGCCCAAGAAGCAAAAGGCACCGCCAAAAACGAAGAAGTAGTCGTCACTGGTCATTAATCGGTGACAAATTACTTGCATGCACGCACATTTGCCCCCTAACTTAAATCCGCGCATACCCTTCAAGTCCATTCCAAAGTGTCCAGACTCACCGACCTCCAAACCGATCTCGCAGAAGTAGAGGCAGACCTTACCTCCCTCCGCGATGCCCTTGCCGCCGCTGCCGATGCCAAAAGTACCTCGCACAGTTTCGGCCAGATCTCCCATACCAACCAAGACATCGATGCTCTCGGTGCTCAGATCGATAAGCTGCGCGACCGTCGCCAGCGATTGCGCGATCAGATCGCAGCTATCCAGGGCACCGACATCACCGATGGCGGATCGGCCAGTTCGCTAGCCACCTGCCTCCCCACCTACTAATGGACAAAGAAAGCATTATCACCCGTGCCAGCGATGCCTTAGTCGGCTTTTTCTCGCCTCGCCACGCGCTTTCTCGCATCGCGTATCGTCGGGGCATTCGCACCCTCAAAGCCGCATCCACCGACCGCAACACCAAGTCTTGGAAGAAGAACGAAGCCGCCCCCCAGGATGGATTCCGCACCGGTGGCAAGACTGCCCGCCAGCGTGCCATCTTCTTGGCAGAGAACCACGACGCAATCAACGGTGCCATAACAACCATCACCGACCATATCGTCGGCACCGGCATCAATACCGACGTCGAGATCCAGTACTCGCCCAACTCCAGGCCAGGCGACACCACCGCTGCCGCAACCCGCGACCGTCTTAACCAGTCAGTAGAAGACACCAAAAAGCGCTGGCTGGAGCGCGCCTACGACATCGGCCCGATGCGCCTCGACCCCCAAGAAGCAGAGACCCTGCGCCTGCGCACCCTCATCATCCAGGGTGAGTGCTTCGTCCATCGCATCTACACGCCAGACGACACCGATCGCACCGTGCCGCTTGCCTACGAAGTCCTCGACCCCTCCCAACTCGATGGCGGCTACACTGCCAGTCCCGTTGGGCGCAACATCGTAGAGCATGGAGTCGAGTACGATGCCTTCACCAATCGCATCGTCGCCTACCACGTCACCAAGGGCGACTACAACCTCAAGACCATTCGCGTGCCGGCGGCAGACATGATCCATACCTACCGGCCAGACCGACCTGGTCAGCAACGCGGCATCACCTGGCTGGCACCCGCTATCCCCCGCGCCTACGAACTCGAAGACATCATCGAGTACGCCATCATCGCCCGCAAGGTCCAGAGTGCCATTGCCCTGGTCGTAGCCGACAACCCCAACAACCTCGGACCAGGTGCCCCCATACCTGGCAGCGTCATCCCCTCCGATGGTGCCACAGACGTCTACACCGACCCCGCCGGAAACAAGCTGCGCGGCATCAACCCTGGCATGATCCACCATGTTGGCACCGGTCAGGTCACCTCCCATACTCCCGCTGCCCCACAGGATCTAGACGAACTTACCCGCATCATCCTGCGCAGCATAGCCATCGGCATGGGCATTTCATACGAGTGGCTATCCGGCGACTACCGGCAGGCAAACTTCGCCAGTCTGCGCCTCAGCGAGAACAAGACCTGGAAGCGCATCTATACCATGCACCATTTCGTCACCAGCAAGATGAAGGCTCCAGAGCATCGCGACTTCATCGACCTGGCCACTGCCTTTCGCCTCATACCTCCGATCCCGCGTCGGCAAGACCCCTACGCCTGCTCTTTCAGCCAGCCCAAGCGCGACTGGGGTGCCAACCCGCTCCAAGAGGTCAATGCCATCACTACCGCGATGGGCGCAGGACTGACCAGCCTCCAGGAAGAAGCTGGCAAGCGCGGCATCGATTGGCGCCAATTGCTACGCCGAATCAACGAGTCCCGCGAATTCGCCATGATGATCAACCCCGATCTCACTCTCTACGACGACCTTTTCACTGCCGCCCAAACTCCCCCAGAGTAACAACATGGACCCAGAACAACTTCGCCAACTCGCCATTGCCCTTGGCCTGCCTGCCGACTCCCCAGAGCCTGCCGTGCGCGAGGCTATCGATTCCCGCCGAGATCCCCTGCCCGGTGCCTTGCGCGTTGCATTTACCCCAGACTCAGTAGACCGCGACAACCGCACCGTGCGTGCCGTCATCGCCACCGACAACCCCGTGCGCGTCTTCGATTACCGCGAGTGGGAGTTTGTAGATGAGATCCTCGTCATGGGCGGATGCGACCTCTCCCATGCCCGCCAGATTGGCCTGCCGGTGCTCGACTCACACCATCGCGATCGCTGCGGCGACGTTCTCGGTTCCTGGTCCGAGCTTACCATCTCTGCCGGCGAGCTTCGCGGCGTTGCCACCTTTGGACGCACGCAATCGGCAGAAGATGCCCTCATACTTGCCGAAGACGGTCACCTGCGTGGCGTCTCTGTCGGCTACAACGTACTTCGCGCTGACTACCTCGATCCCGGTCACAGCGTCATAGTGGATGGTGTCGAGTACACCAATCCAGACGACGCAAAGACTCGGCTCAAAGTCAGTTCGTCATGGACCCCAACAGAGGGGTCATTCACGCCTATTGGAGCGGATTCCGGCGCCGGCACCCGCTCTGCCTCCATCACTCCCGCCGGCGACCCCCTACCCGCACCGCAAACACCCACAAGGACATCCACCATGGACCCTATCGAGCTTGCCCTGCGCGCCCGTGGTTTCAGCGCTGAAGACGCCTCCCGTCATGCTGCGAACCTCAAGGACGTGCCAGAGGACCAGATCATCGACATCATCTCGCGCATGAGTCCCAGCGACCCCGCTGGCACCCGTGCTGCCCTCGCCACTGTCGGCGACGACACCCTCAGCGCCGAAGAGCGCGCCACTGCCATCGAGCAGGGGCGCCAGGCAGAGCGTGCTCGTACTGCTGCCATCACCTCCGCCTTCACCCCCTTCCTGGCACGTCAGGGCAGCGTCACCGACGACGCCGGCCAAGAGCGCAGCGTCACCGGTCAGCAACTGCTCGAAGAGCAACTGCGCAGCACCACTGCCACTGCCGACTCGGCCAATGCCACCCTGGTCCGTTTCCTGGCCAGCGAACCGTCGCAGACCCCTCTGGCCGGTCGCACCAGCATTGGTGTCGAAAATCGCGACCATGCGCGGGCAAACATCAGCGCCAGCCTCCAACTCCGCGCATCTGCCGTCGTCGGTTCCAGCATCCTCACGCTGGACGACGAGACCCGCAAGCGCGGCGAAGAGTACGGACTGCGCAGTCAGGTAGACCTGGCCCGCCAGTGCCTGATCGCTTCCGGCGTCGCCCCGCAAGAGGCGTACCGCATGAGTCCCAACCAGGTCGTAGGCATGGCACTGTCCAGCCGCTACCCAGATGGTCGTGCCCTGCCCGGCATGTCCACCAGCGACTTCAGCAGCATCCTCATGGACACTGCCAACAAGACGCTGATGGCTGCCTTTCAGCAGGCTGCCGCCACCTGGCGCCAGTGGTGCTATGTCGATCAGGTCAGCGACTTCCGCGCCAAGAACCTGGTAAGTCTGTCCGGCCTCAGCGTCTTCGACGTCGTGCCAGAGGGTGGCGACTTCCCGCTCGTAACCATGAGTGACCAGGGTGAGACCGTGCAGGCCAAGACCCGTGGAGCGATCGTCCGCTTCACCCGTCAGGCAATCATCAACGACGACACCGGTGCCTTTGCCCGTACCCCGTTGCTGCTCGCCAACGCTGCCGATCTGACCATCAGCAAAGCCGCAGTCACCCTGCTGCTTGCCAATGGCAACATGGCATACGACGCCACTGCGCTCTTCGCAGTCGGGCACAACAACCTGCTCACCGGTGCCAGTTACGCCCCCACCACGACCGAAAAGGCCAAGGCATGTCTCAATGCACTCAAGACCAAGCTGCGCAAGCAAACTGGTATCGAGGGCAACCCGATTGCCATCCAGCCACAGGTCGTGCTCGGCGGACCCACCGGCGAAGACTTCCTCCGCGAGGCCATCTCCGACACGTCCACCACCGACAAGGATCGCACCCCCAACCGTGGTATTCGCGGTCTCGACATCGCCATCGAGCCACTGCTCGAAGACACCGGCATCACTGGCAACTCCGCCACTGCTGTTCACCTGTTCGCCAACCCGACGCTCGCGCCAGTCATCGTTCTCGCCTTCCTGCAGGGCCAGATCGGTCCCTACCTCGAGCGTCAGACGGACTTCCTCTCCGATGGTTTCGACACCAAAGCTCGAAACGATTTCGGAGTCGGCAAAGCCGATCACCGTGGCGCAGCAAAGAGCACTGGTGCCTGATCACCTCCCCCCGGCACCTAGCCGGGGGGAATTCACCCCTTACACACAGGAGATATTCTCATGGCCGTAGCACTCAAATACGACAACGACGACAAGCTTCTCTACACCCCTGGCGGCGCAGTCGCGAACAAAGCAGTGGTGCAACTCAACGACCAGTGCTTTATCGCTGCAGCAGCGATCGCAGCAGGTGAAGAAGGCGTCATCATGCGCCGAGGCACCTTCAGCGGTGTCGCCAAGCCCACCGACGAAGCC